ATATTTAAGAGGTCTTTTGAGGATGTAGGTAATTCTTCTGCACTCCCAAGCATTACATGGACAATATACAGAAACGTAGCCAGCGCAAATAATCCAATGATAAACCGAGCAATAAACCTACTTACTTGAATTCTCTCATTTACCGACATCTTAGGAGGTATCGGTTTTGGAATATCTGGTTTGGTAACAGTCGTTACCGTAGTTTCTTTAGCCAATTTATCTCCTGCTTGGTTTCATTCCTCTGATTTCACCGCACAATTCCCTAATCGCCATTGTCTGTTCGTTCAATGCCGACTGAAAATTCTCATTTCTCGTATTGGACAGATTAATCACATCAATAAGTCTTGAATCTGCTACCGTATCTTTTTCCTGCCAGCTTTTAACCTCTTCCCTATGTGATTGTGCAGTTTTATAAATATAGAAAAAGGTTGCCCCAATAATAACTGCTGGCAATCCTATTCTTTCTATTAATTGTAATAAACTATCTACTTCCATGAGATCAGGATGTATCTTTCCAGTTGCATATGCATAATCTGCTGGGTTCATTTGACACTATCCCTCCTAAAAATAATCTCATCATAGTTATTCATAAAGTACCAAACCACATAGACTCCAGATAAAATCAAAGTGATATAAATCGAAAAGAATATGAGAAGTCCTGTCATCTCTCAGCAAAGGCCATGTTTCCGCATTCCGCCATTCTTGGCCTGCTCAAAAGTACTACGCTTAAAGCGTATAGTGGTGTCATTAGATTGCATATCTGACAATTACGATTCCTGAACCACCATCTCCAGAGTTACCAGTCGGGCCAACTCCTTCTTGACTCGCACCTCCACCTGAGCCACCACCTGTGTTTGCTTGTGCATCGTCTGAATCCCCACCTCCTGGTGTCCCACCTCCGCTTCCTCCTCCATCACTTGCCGTTCCAGCTTCTTTGTTCCCATTAGCAGTCCAACCACCTCCTCCACCAGAGGCAAACCATCCACTATCTCCTACTGCTGTTCCAAATATTGAACCATAATCCCTACCCAGCCCACCATTTCCAGATTTTGACTGAGTTGCATTTTGACCAGCACCCCCTGCTCCTCCGCCTCCTCCCATATTATAAGAGGTTGCCCCAACGCCATCTCCACCAGCATAGCCAATACTTACATCTGGTGTTACTCCTTGACTTGTTCCAGCTTGAGTTGTTGTCCCCCCAACACCACTACTATGCCATGATGCTCCACCACCACAACCTCCGGGGCCGCCTTGCCAACTTCCGCCTGGCGACTCACCTCCACCTGAGCCTCCTCCTTTTGCAACAAATTGAAGAACTGAACCACTATTGATTGTCCATGTAGTGTCTCCTCCTGGGTTACCATCCTCATTATCTGTGGTTTGTCCAGCACCACCATTACCAATAACAGCATCATAAGTATTAGCAGTTAATGTATGACCAGCCATATATACCAAGCCTCCTGCACCACCTCCCCCAGCATATTCTGAAGCACCTGAACCTCCTCCTCCAACAACAAGAATATCTACATCTATATCAGCATAAACTACTAATGATCCACCAGTTTCAAACACATGAATTCTATAGTCTGAAACCCAATCATTAGTATTAATAATATCCCCACCAGTAGGAGATTTGGTAACTATAATATTAATACCAGAAAGCAGAGTATTCTTTGTGGCTTCTGATCCAGAAATCTTTGCATTTGCATTAAATGCTTCAGTAAAATTACCACCACTTGTTAATCCCGTAAGTGCAGTTGAGGTTGTAGTAATTACACCAGTAGATGTAGCTAAACTAAAGTAAGTGGAATTCAAACTTGAGTCATCACTTGCATAGACAATTGTCCCTCCTCCTGCACCAGCATCAGCGTCTAAAGTTCCTACTGTTGAGGAAGCATCTATATAATCGTCAATTGTCGCAAAAGTTGCTTTATTGGTTACAAAAGTAGAATCCCAAATAGGATCTTCTGAAACTGTGATTGCATCCGATTGTACTGTTAAACCTGACTTTGATATATGAAGTTTGACTTGTAAACCAGCAGTTAGATTTGTGGTAGCAGAAGGTATCGTTACTGTCAGTGGAGAAGTACTACCAGAATAAGAAAGCGAAGTGTGGCCTGTTATGTCTGCACTTGTACTGGCATTAATTAACTTTAACGCCATACCAGTAGCAAAACCATTTCCTGCTACTGTTAAAGTTGTACTCGTGTCTTCGTTAATTTCACCAGTGACACTTGTAATTGTAGGTGCTACGACTGTCTCACTCCATGTAGTCCCTCCAGTTCCTTCATCATCATCTCTTGTTAGGACATAAGTGTTAGCACCTCTTACATTCGGAAGTTTGAAGTAATTAGAACCTGTAGAAGCATTGATAACTACATTCTCACCATCTGCATTTGTTGCTAAAGTAAGATCATTCCCATCTGAAGATGTAATTGTATTTGCACCAGTAATACTATTAGCATCTGCGGCGGCCGTTAATGTTACCCATGTATTACTTGTGTCATTCCACACATATAACTTCTTAGATGTTGAATGCCAGTAAAGAGCACCCTCTATAATAGCATTACCATCATTATCTACTGTTGGTGCAGAACTCTTAGCACCTAAAAACCTATCATCGAAAGTGTCTAATGCTAATTCCGATGCTATTTTAGCAGTTTCAGAAGCCGTAGCTGAAGTGGCTGATGCTGTTGCACTTGTTGCTGATGCAGTAGCACTCGTAGCAGAAGCAGTTGCAGAAGTTGCAGAGGCGGTAGCAGAGGTTGCAGAGGCGGTAGCAGAGGTTGCTGATTCTCCAGCTAATGTTTTAGCAGACTTTTCACTTGTACCATCAGGACTTGATCCATCAACCGCCCATGCCTTTGCTGATCCTCCACTAGCTGTTTCATCACCAGTCGCATATTCCTTAGCGGAATATTCAGATTTATGAGAAGAAGAACCAATAGCCCATTCTTTAGCACTTGCATCTGTTGCAGTACTTGATGGAGTAGAACCCGTTTCAATTGCCCAATCTTTAGCAGATCCAGCAACATTATCTACACCTGTACCACCTATGGCATAAGCTTTACTGGAAAAATCATCCGCTCCTGTAGATGCACTAACAATCCCATCAACTTTAGTTGCCCAAGCTTTAGACTCTTCAATACCTCCAGTTGCAGTTGCAACATCCAATAATAACGTCCAATTTGCTGTATCATTCTCGGTTAAATAAGAACCTGTTGAATCATGCTTAGCGGTACATATATATATATTACTCTTTGTTACGGAATCACTATCACTATTCTGTTTAACAAGATCCTTTACTACATATGCTGTTCCTGTAACCCAATCTCCTCTATAAATTCCTATATCTCCTGATACCGATATATCACCATTTTCATCAAATCCTACATATTTGTTTGCTCTTGTTGTTTTGGTTGCTGAAAGTGTTGTTGCTCTATCCTGGCGATTTTCAAAGTTAGTTCCAAGTACAGGATCATCATTGAATTCTGCAGTAGCCAATTCTTTGGCAAACTTGAATGAATAATCCTTACCATCTGCTAACTGCTGTGTCATTACAGTTATTTTATCTAGTCCTGTCTCTACATTTTCGATATCTAATGCATCATTATTGATAAAATTCTGCCCCTGCAAGTAGGGCAATGCTCTAACAATTGTAATAACATCTGAATCTACAGGAAGACTACCTGACACGAATTTAACATTCGCAGTATTATCCGATGGATCTATTGTGACAGTATAATTTGTAGTTAATGCCTTTTTAGCACCATTGACATAAACTTCTACATCACTTGTCGCATAAATAGGAGCAGGAGTATCAAATTCTGTGGATGTTGTAGCTGTCCCAGTTTGGGTATAAGATGTACGGTTGGATTCGCTAGTGATCATCGGAATGGACCTCCATGAGAGACAAAATTGGTTGGACGTAAGGCATCAATATACTGTTGTTGATCAACACCTTTGCTCCAGTTCTCAACCATCTGGGTATATCCAGGTTGCAGTGTTTCCATTACCTGATAGTGGACCAAGTAATTGTATGCTAATTCAGTATAGAACAGGTTCATGAACGGAGTCCGTTCCCTTATCATGTTCCATGCATCAGCAGCACCGTCCTGCCCAGTCGCCAGTCCCTTACCTAGCGATGCAACGTCCTTAAAGAATTCGTAATGTGGACCAAGTAGAGTTTCATCAAAGGATGAATGATGTCTACCAACCTCTTCAAGTAAAAAGTCACCAATACCTGCACCAAACCCACTTTGTACTATCGACTGTAATACTGTTTCAAGGTCATCTGGTCTTCTAGGTTCCTTTCCTTTAATCAAGTCTTTTACTGCAAGCGAAGCATATCCTACTCCAATCATTGGAGTGAGGTGTAGCAAGCTTGGAAGTCCCATTTCCCACATACGTGGCAGTACTTTCCGTCCCATTACTACTGGATGTGAACGAAATGTAAAGATCATTTGTGCAACTACTGCAGGTACAGTTCCTCTCTGGAAGGTTCTCATCATAAATGCACGGTCTGTAGCATCAGGTGTTGGAACAGCCAATCGTGCTTCATTTTGATAGAACCTATCTAGCATGAACCCTAGACGTTCCCCCTTCTTCCCTGGAATACGTTCCATAACCCAATCAGAGGTGATAAACCTTTCACTTCCTACATCAGCATTCTTATACTTAGGATCATTTTTAACTCTTTCTTTCAAAGAAAAGGAACCTGCAGATTGTAATTCAACCCAATCTCGTTCCTGGAATCTATGTTCCTTCAGTGTTTTCTTCAATAATGGATCAAGATCTGCCCACTTTGTATTCATTTTATGAGCAAGATGCATTGACATAGACCTACCCCATACTTCCTTCCACATGTTAGTCCACCAATTCAGACCACTCAGATCAAACATCCTTTGTGCAGCACGATTCCACCGTTCTCCTAATGCGAATCTACTATGTGTTGTATGAAGCAATCCTTCTAAAGCGACATTCATATGATTTAAGACATATTCTCTTTCTGCTTTAGTCTTAATTCCATCCAAACGACTACGTAGTCCGTCTATTATGTCTCCATAGGCTCCTAAGAACCCCCTGCCATGACTGTGAAGATTAACAGCAACTGAAGCAAAATCCCCAAATGATGAAACCATGGATTTACCCATCGTTGTTGTTATCAACCATGACTGCATCCCCCTCATGAATTTGGCTATTGAAGGCCGACCTACCACATAGGACTCTCCTGATACCTGTTTCCACATAGAATTCAAATCATCACGTTGTTTCAGATTTAATTTCACAGGTTTTGCTTTTGCTGCATCAGCATTTTCCACCATCTCATTCCATTTTGATTTGGCATATACTACCTTCAATTGTGCATCAGGCTCCAATGCTGCGACTTTTGCACTGTCTAAGCTGTCAGGGTGCTTATCATGCCCATATGCTCTCCACTGACCCTCTAGGTCCATTAAATCAGATTGTTTCCATTCACGTACAATCCCTGCCTTATCTATATAAACCTTCTCTCCTGACATTCTTCGTTTCAGATAATTGAAAGCTTCTTTGGGATTACTACCAAAAGCTTTCAGAAGAACAACTCTATCATCCATAACATCCATACCCGATAACATAGCCTCAACAGGATTTTCATGTCCAAATCGTTTATTGTATGCAAGCCATGATGCTTTATCTTTTAATTGAAGATGTCTACTCAATTGGAGTCTTTTCCCAAGAGACTTATTCATTATATTCCCAGACCAATCAAATTCGTCAGCACTCTCAGTAAGTGCTTTATATACACCTCGTAAATATCTCTTCTGCCCATTCTCTGTTAAGGCAGACAATAGATTCCCACGTACATCAAATGATTTATCTAAATCTAAGTGTCCATGTATGAAATCAACCCAATCACCTTCCTTGATGGATTTAATCCGTATTGGATCATGCCACTGCTGTGTAAGATGATCATCCCTCCAGAGCATTGCTGCTCCATATTGGTTTGCTTCTCCTACTTGTGCCTTCTTTTCATGGAAACTTTGTTCACTGAATGCAAAAGCTTCTGAATTATCACTCTTTTGTTTTCCTGTAAAAGGCAGCATTTCTTCTACAGTTGCCTCCTGGAATCCTTTGTCATTGATCTTCCTACTGAATAACTTCCTTTCAAATGGAAGGTGGTTCATGATTCTTCCTACACGGTTTGACTTACGGGTGTCCTGATCCTTTGCAACATTCACTAAGAAATTGTAAATCTTGTCATAGACTTCATTTCCTGACCCAGACATAAGATTCTTAAAGAATGGTATTCTGGATGTTAAATAATTCCTGGCTACTTGTGTTGAATGAAGACGGAAGGCTTGTCGTTTTGCAGCTTCAGGACCAAGTGCAGTGAGTTTATCTAGACTAACATCTTTTATAGCATCTAAAACATCTGCAGCTTCATCAAAACTGATCTTAAACTTCTTTGCTAGATTGCTTGCACAAATACTCATTGTCCTTTTCTCCAACAACTTGCTGCATAATTAACAATCTTTTCAAACTCATCTGCTGTTCTATTGACTACTGATCCTGTGAAATTGACTAATTTGCTTTGAAATTCTGGAGTAACCACACTGTCTATTGCAGTTCCCAATCCTTCTTCAAAAAGTTCAACAGTTTCATTAGCACGAGCAGCATCTCCTTCCCTTTTAGCCCATGATAATCTCCTATTAGCATCTTCTGATGCTTGTCTTGCTATACTGGAAGGTTCAATACCATGTTCAGGATACCGTGGTCCTGCTGGTTGGAATGGATTATTAGGATCTCTAGGATTATAGTCATTAGGCATAACCGATCCTAGTTCGCCATCGCCAATGTCTTTGGATACCTTTGTTAATGCTCCTGCTCTCCATTTAAACGGAGCCTTTACCACTACTGGTGCAATTTTGGCAAATGCAGCTAATGATGAACCAGCAGCTATAGAAAACCCAACATCTGCCAGAACCTCTGTAACACCCCATGGTTGTTGCATAATTCGTTTTTTAGGCCAAATAATGCTTTCTGCTAGTACTGCATACATCCCTGCTTCAGCACCTACAGAAGCCACATCTCCAATTGGCTTAAACATTTTACTAGCAAAATTTGTATGGACTCCTGCATTTACTGCTTTTGCTGTTGCCCCCATACGAGCTACCATTCCTCCAAAAGGGATAGCAACTAATGGATCTAAGACCCCAGACCCTACAAATCCACCTATTCTTGATGGTTCCCATGGTCCCACATTTCTTGTAAACCAACTATATGCTCTGTCTCGTTCATGTGTTTTTTTTAAGAGATCTAATTGACCTATTGTCATCCCTTCTTCATATTGGATATTTAAACCTTCAGTAGCAGATTCAAACTGGTCTTGTCTAATAGGTTCAGATAAATATTTTTGGAGCATATATTCTACTAACTCAATACCCTGATACATTGGACTTTCAACAAGTCCCATTTTGGCAGACTCAAAAAAGACTCCATAAGGACTTGGAGTAAATCGATTCAGTCCTTTTGTGAAGATATCTGGTCTAGCATATCTATGTCTTTGTCTTATCATGAATCGGGTCTTATGTTCCTGAATTCATTCCACCATTGAACAGGATCAGATTCATAAAATCCTTCAGGTAAATCAGGTAAATCAGTATGATCTATTTTTAATTTCCTATCTTCTATTTCCTGATCTGTCAAGAAACCAAAACTCCAATCCTTTTTCAAATATTGACGTAATTGAGTAAACATTCCTCCATGCTTTGCCAATTCATCGCCAAAATACTCTTGAAGTTCTTCATTACTGGGTCTGATACCCATTTGATTAGCGAAATGTTCTATTAAAGGCTTTAAAACATAATCTACTTGAGCATGACTAAATTCTTCCATATCAACCAATGGGGACCACCATGCATTGGATTGTTGTGGGTCTGTATCCATTTTAGAAGGATTATTGTATTCCTTATACCATTCCAACATTTGGTCCCATCCAGTATCCCAAGTTCCTGTTGAAGATGTTTTTGTTGCAAAATTACTAGCTGCTTTTCGCATTTGGTAAATACCGCTAACGATTTCATCTGTTAAAGCCATCTTTATCCCTTCCTCATGGGATGTAGTTAGCTTGTTCCCATCTGGTCCTCGTACATATCCTTTGATTTTATTCGGATACCATTCTGTTGGCAAGAACCACCATCTCTGATCTTGAGGTTCAGGTGTATATTGGATAATAGCTATTTCCCAATTTTCTGTATCAGCAGAATTAGTAGTAACACAACGATATGAACCACCTCCTCGGAAACATTCTCTCAGGAATATCTCTTCGCTATATCCTTGTTTGGATAAATATGCTGGAATTTCGTTACTTCCAGGTTCGTAATGCAGAGTTAATCCTTTATATCCATGTTTTTCAAACTTCTCAATTGTGTTACGTTGCCCACCAAAAACCACTTGATCCCCGTCTACACCATATTTTGATGTTAAATGGTTTCTAGGTATTCCTAAATACTCCCCAGTATTGGAATCATACCCGACTAAATCTTTCCCATAAAATCTAGATATTGTTTCGTCTATAGCTAAATCAGCATTCCTAGTTGCCAAAGGGCTTGTAGATGCGACCGACTGTACCAGATCCCGTTGCTTTTGCCGATCTCCTCTTTCTCTAAGAAGATGATAACTGGTTGGTCTTCTATTAATCCTGTCCAGAACTCGTTCTTCATTTAACGTATCTGATTTAATCGTATCAGTTGATCGAGACTCTAAAATCATTAACTTTGTTTCAGGATCGATTTGATGCCAAATCTGAGCAGTTGCATACACTGACGGATGTGTTTCACGTAAATTGTTCTCCAATTGCTCCATAAATATATCTGCGACATCTGTTCCTTGTTTACCAAATGTATGTTCTACAGGGTTTAACACATAATCATAATTATCTTTTGTAGTTCCTTTTGCAGTCAGTTCTTGTATTGCAGAATCCCAGAACCCTTTATGAAGAAAAGTCCCATCTTGTTTGTAGACATTTCGTAATATATCCAACGAACGTGGATCTTCGTTGATTATTGTTGCAAGATTCCTAATTGTTAGATCATCTGGACTCATTTGCCCTCATTATTGTATCGAATGTTCCAACTCCGTTAAAGTCTATGATTGGTGAGAAATTTCTATCTACCATGACTGCATTTAATAACTGATTTTCATTAGTCCATATCCATCCTACATCTCTACCATAATGTCCTTTAGGAGCCTTTATAATACGTACTTGAAATCCTGGTTTTTTGAAATAATCTGCTAAAGCTTGTTTCGCTGCTAAACCTGGACCAGAGGTAGGAGTAACCATTTCTTTTGTGTTAATCCCTCCAAAACGAACACTCCTATAAACACCATCCTCACCTAAAACTTCTATAGTATCCCCATCAATCACTCTTATTTTCTGAGCTGGTATCCATCTTTTAGAACCTATATTTGTAATATTCGGATCTTCAGGATTTGCTTCTCCGTGGTTTTGATTTTCTATATAAGCATCTATGAAAAGTGTCGCTCCACGATTATCAGGCGACAAACTTGCTATTCTATCTTCTGCAAGATCTTTCCACATATTGAGAATAAGCATTTTATGTCGATTCCCTTTTGCAACTTGATCTAGATCATTCATTTGGCTTCTGATTAAAGAAGGATCTGTCAGCCTTATCGTTTTAAGTGCTTGAAGTTGGATTATATTAGAAAATATATCTAAATCCTTAAACTGCTGAATATTTACAC